ATCCACTACCTCTTTTATATATGCTATCTTTCCCTCGCTGGCTATGATCTCTGGATCACTGTTGTAGTAGTAATCCATCTCGCCTTTGAGAATTTTTAGACCGTCAAACGGATCAGGATTCCAGCCCTTTTCGATAACAGTCTCTACTGGCATTTTACCGTTGTAATAAAGCCACTTGTCTTTCAGCAAAATCTTCTGTTTAAACTCAGCGTCTTTGAGTTTCAATTTTGCGTTAGAATATAACTCAAGATACTTCGCATGAAGTCTTGGCGTTTCTTGCGAAGAGACATCAAGTTTGTTATACTCTAGTTGTGAATCTTGCTTCCACTCTTGTAGAATCATTTCTAAATTCATAATATACACCTACTGTATGATAAGATACACGAAGTGTATTATATCACACTAGCTCAAAATAATCAAATCGGAAAGATGCAGGAAATGTGATATATTGTCCGTCTTGGGTTGCGGCAAACGTCACATCTCCTAGACTAGTCGGCAATGCGTTTGTGTACCGAATTGTTCTTGAAATATTGTTATGGCTTGTCAGCACTGAGATTCGAATGTCGCAGTACGAGGCTTGAGCGTCTGCGTCGGTCGTGCGCATTCTACCAGTATTTGCTTTGTGTTCTTCTTCAACCAGTCGCTTCATCCAGTCGTAGATTTCTTGATAAACGTTCATGTTCTCGTCCATCAGAATGTCCATAGACACAGTGCCGAATGACAGCGTATCACCTGGCGTGACAATATTGCCCACTCTTCGATAAGGCACCTCAGTCGCATTCATGTCCATAGAAGGGTGTTGCACCTGCTGTGCAAAAAACTGAATGTTTGGATAGTTCTTTCGATCAAGCACGACTTTAAAGCCTGTCGGCGCAAGATACGTAGGATCACATGTGAAGTCAGCCATCGGTATTCCCAAGTAGTTTATAAGCCTTACTATTTATATAAATAATATCGACCGCACAAGGATAAAGCGTGAGTGATATGGCAGCTAGGAACGCCGGGGTCAAATGAGGAACTATTATGTTCAAATACTTGTTCGCGTTAATCGCACTAACGCCGCTCACCGTGCTTAGTGCTACAGTTATTAACTACGATGATGGTTCAACATACACTCTTGAAGATAATCAAGAGATTTATATCAGCACGCCGAACAGTGCTTTGTTTAAGCGTTCTATTATGAAAAACAAAGACACTTTTTTTCGTGTTCAAGAGCCTTGGACAAAACGTGACTATGTACCAGATCCGGACGGAACTGATACTATGGTCGTAGGCTCTCATGAGTGGTGCAAAGCTTATGTACCGTGGCATGAAGGTCTAACTTTTGATATGATTGCATGGCAACGTTTCTGTGACACCGATAATGATGGTGACTATGACGAAGACGATGATCGTTGGGATGAATAAGTAAAGGGGCGAAAGCCCCTTTTTTATTATCCAGAGCAAGTCCCACCGAAGCCAAGTTCATCACATGGCTGTGTTTCTTCTTCAGGTTCTTCCTTTGGAGGACAAGAAACATGACCAAAGCCTAAGCCCGTTTCGCACTGATCAATTTCAGTTTGAGTAGGTCCAGTGTAATCTCTTTTTGACCATGGTTTCAATCGTTTGATTGATAGCCAGTTGTTGAGACCACCTGTGGCTTTGAACACTCCTTTATTAGAAATGTAAACTTCTTGCCCGGTTTCTAGTGTGTAGGTTGATCCGTCATCATAATAGATCACAGTATCAGCCGCAACATTTATGGATGCAAACATAGCAAATGCTAAAACATATTTCATGCGTTCATCTCCTATTGAGTTAGCCTCTCCATGAGATGATGTCACCATCCGTGGCATTCGTATTTATGCATAAAAAAAAGGGAGCCTTGCGGCTCCCCAAAAATGATCTCTTGAGAGATTCTTTTTATTGTATCAGGCGAGGATGTTGTCCACGCGGAAGATACGGTAGTACTGGTTAGTACGGTTAGACGCAAGACCGTCTGCAGGCGAGCTACCCACGAATGGGTTAGAAGCCATGCCGTAACGAGTCTTAAAGCCGATCCGTGGCTGGAAGTCATTCTCGCCAACCGCACGTACCATCTGGAGAGGTACGTATGGGCAGTAGAATACGCCAGCGTCATATGGGTTAGTACCCTTGTAGCCAACAGTTACGTAGTCAGCAACGGCATACGGATCGATGTAGACGCGAGTACGTCCGTTCAGTACACCAGCGAAGGTGTTACCAGTGTCATCGACTTGCAGGTTAGTGCTGAGTGCAGGAGCGTAGTCGAGCATACCAGCCGCAACAAGTGCAGTAGCAACATCAGAAGAACAAACGATGATGTTGCCCTTACCGCGACGAGTTTCTTTCGCGATTACGTTCGCTTCGCGCTCAAGTTGAACCAACAGACCCTTGAACTTCTCAACAGACCAACGACCATCTGCGTCAGTGCTAAGATCGAAGATACCAGCAGTCTGGAGACCAGCTTGTCGGCAACCAATCTTGGCTTGAGCATTGATAGTACGGATGATCTCGCGGTTGATTTCGGCGAGGATCTCAGTAGACAGAATGTTAGCCAGCTCTGTCTCAGCGTCAAGACCGTGAATTGCCTTCAAGTCTTGAGCCAGTTCAAGGCTGTATTCTGCTTTCAGCGCACGAGACTTTGCAGTCACGGTTGCTTTCTCGATGGTGAAGCCCATCTCTGCAAATGCAGAACCGGTAGAACCGAGTGCTTCAGCATCAGCAGTTGGCATAGCACCGCCAACGCTTGGTACGTAAGACGAACCAGAGTCAACGATAGAAGAGTCATCGTCCGTATCGCTTACGCCAGACAGACCAGAAGGACCGCCAGACTGAGATACAGAAGAGTCGCCTGAGAACGGAGTGATTGCTTCGTTGAACAATGCTTCGTCACCAGTCGTTGCACCACCACGAGTAGTCTTGTAGTTGCTCTTCATAGCGAAGATCAGACCAGTAGGACCAGTCATGGGCTGAACGCCTGCGAGATCGTAAGCCATGAGGTTAGGCATAGCGCGACGAACCAGAGCGATCAGTACGGGGTTCCAGTTAGCACCAGTTACGCCAGCCGCGGCGCCAGTTGCGCTGAAGTTGGTGTTAGTGGGTGCTTCGTTAATGATTCCGGCTTCTTCACGGAATGCTTGCTCTTGGTTCTCAAGAACAGCCGCCGTTACAGCCTTACGGTGATGATCTTGGATCTCACCAGCAGACGTTTCCTCGAGAACTGGGCTCCACTTCTCGATGAGTTTGTCATAAGATACTTGAACAGTCATCTTAGTACTCCTTACTTATTAGATTTTTTGATGGCGGAAAGGTACATGTCCATCACAGAAGAAACTTCTTGTGTGCTTGTACCCCAGTCTTCAACAATCTCTTCTTCAGTCGCAGAAACTTCCTTCTTAAAGTAAGACTCCTTAACAGTCTTAACCTTCTGAGAGAAAGAATCTTCGTCTTCGAAATCAAGAGAATCTACCAAAGACTTTAGCTTTTCTACTTGAGTCTCAGCGAGATCACGAGAGGCTTCACGAATGATTGCCTCACGCTGATAAGTCTCAACGCGCTCAGACATTTCAAGCATTGATGCAGTTTGAGTGTTAAGCTTTTCTTCAAGCTCTTCAACAGACTGCGCGAGTTCATCAACTAGGTCAACTTTAGACTCAGGAACTTCGATGTAAGACTCAAGGAACAGATCCTTCAGTTTGCCCATGAAATCTTCAGCGATTTCAGTGCGCAAGCCAGTCTCAACAGCGAGTTTGTTTTCCTGCATCCAGTTCTCAACAACGTAGTTGAGGTAGCTATCAACCTTCTCAACGAGGTCGGTGCGAGTAGCATCGAGTTCTTCGTCAAGTCGAGTTTGATATTCATCTTCTAAGCGTTCGATTTCCTCGGACAGCTTAGAACGAATAGCAGTTTCAAAGATCACAGCAGTTTTCGCTTTAAACTCATCAGACAAAGTTGCTTCGCTTTCTACAAGAGAGTCGAGTTCATCGGTGTACGAAAATTCGGGCAATTCAATTGCTTCGCCATCTTCGTCCACTTCAACACCTTCCATCTTGCTGTACACAGCATGAAGGTCTGCTTTTTTCATTGCAGACAGTTTGCCGTACATAGCGTTTAGCATTCCTGCTTTGGTCTTAGGCATCGGATCCTGCTTAGATTGATCCCCTTTACGAGCGGGAGCCTTCTTAACAGGAGCGTCAGTCTTATCTACAGACGCAATAGATTCGTCTTCTGTACCAACAGGCATCTTCTGAGCACTTGCTTCCTCGATTTGGTTGTCCTCATCGATAGGAAGCTCAACATTTTGGTCTAGATCAGACATATGTTTTACTCCTTAAAGTTTGATTTGAGCAACGAGAGGAAATTTTTGTACTCACGAACTTGCGTCTCATAGAGATGCTTTGTCGGAGCCGATTTAATTTCAGTCTCCATTTTTTCAATTTCTTGTGCTTGAATAACACCGTTTTCCCAAACCCACTCGACGCCTTCCATAATACCATTAACGAAGGCTGCCGGCGCAGACGGATCTTGTACGATATCGACAGTATTTAAAATAAAGTCTTCTCGTACGTACATAGTGCCATTCTTTTGCTCAAGACTACCCATGCCACGAGTTGACACGCCTAGTTGAACGCCACCATCAAGCAATCCCTTAACGATCTTGCCCATTGGAGTATCCAATATTTGTGCCTTTCCTACCACATCATTGCCTTCGAATCGAAGATCAGTGATGAGGTGAGAAACTTTATCCAAGTTAACAGTAGGACCTTCGGGATGATTCAGTTCACCCACAGCCCGCTTCTTGTTAACTTGTGTATCAACGTACGTTTTTACAGCTTTTTCCATAATGGGTCGAGGGTAAACACGTCCGTTTCTATTTTTCTGTTCTGCTTGCGCGAAGATACCTTCAATCATATAAGACTTTTCTCCGCTCTCGTTCTTCTCAACAAGACACGTCAAATCGTTTTCATGATATTCGGTAATAAGTTTCATTTACATTTCCTTAGCGAAAGCTACACCCATCTTCTCAGCTTCTTTCTGAGAACGATAAGTGTCTAGTTTGTCACCGTCAATATAGACAGTGAATCCTTTTTTATCTTTGTGAATCATCACCGTGTGGCGATTCACTTTCTTATCGAAGACATGCTCACCTGCTGGCATTTTTTTCTTCGCTTCGCGGATGCTCTTAAACGTCTTCATAAGTTTTCCAGTTTTATCAGAAACATATTCCATTCGCCTGAGATTTTGATTCTTCGTTCGGCTGTCTTGGTCAACCAAGCCCATTGCTCTTTTGACCAGTTGCCGTCTGACTCAACAATAATCGCACGTTTTGCGTATGGTTTAAATTTCTTCAACACCTCTTCTGTTCTGTGATGTGTATCCGCTTGATACACAGGAAAAAACCTATCTAAAATAACATGATCGAAATACGTCTTACAATTGCGTATTTCAAAATCATCACTCAAAATGTCATTACATCTGTAACTGATCTGAATGCCAAGCATCTCTCGTATCATTTCACAGCACTCATATTGATAATCCCATTCGCATGAACTGATTGTCAACTGTTCGTGGTTCAATTTATTAGCATACTCTAAATGACCACATGCTGTTCCCATGTTCAGAAATGCTTCAGACTTTCCGACATGATCTATGATACTTCTTACGATCATCTCTTTTAATTTGAGTTGATCTACATGACCTCTTGCATTCATATATTGGACTGTGCTAAAATTGGCAGGCTTATCAATGTATCTGCCTTTGTTTCCCATCACTTCATAGAGATGGGCGTTAGCAACTTTTTCCAATAATTTAATTACTTTATCAGTTACCTTTGACATTTTGTCTCGTGTTATTTATTTATAAAATAATGATTTTTAAACAGGCGCAACGAGGTCTTCCTCGTCATCGTCTTCCACTTCAAGTTCTTCCTCATCATCGATTTCTAAGTCTAAATCGTCGAGACTAACTTCTTCGTCATCAAGTTCTAATTCAGGCTCTTCTACTTCTTCAGCCTCCTCTGACTCCTCTGGCTCTTGACCAAGAGACGCCGCAATTCTTGCTTTGGCTTGATCCAAAGTATCTTGCAAACGATCACCGACCATATCATTAAACTGTCGCTCAGCCTGAGTGAAGTTTTGATCTTCAATCGCTTTCAAAAAATCTTCAACTGGCTTAGAGTCAGTTTCAATAGGTTCTGCTTGCAGTTCATCAACTACTACATCTTCGTCAGACATTATTTTTCCTCATCTTTTGGTTCATCGGGAACAACTTGAACAGGTACAGGCTTAGGCGCCTCGGGTTCTTGTTGTTCTTCGTCATCTTTATCTTCAATTTCGCCGTCTTTGGTTTCTTGATCGATCTCTTTTTTCATCGCTTCTAGATCATCGTCGGTCATACGTAAGACGTTACGCATAACCCATTCTTTCGAATAGTACTCACCAACAAACTGAGTAATTTCATTCATAATGCCGATGCGTTCGCGAAGAATCTCCATTTCTTTCAGTTCGGTAAAGTGGTTGTCTTTTACGAAGTCAACATAGATGTTGTCTTTCCACTCTTCCCAATCTTGCTCAGTGATAATACCTTTGAGCATGAGTTGTTTCTTGAGAATACCCAAGAATACCCAAGAGAATCGTCTGCGAAGCCGATCAATGAATTTTTGAAACTTAACCTCATCTCTAGAAATTTCAGTCGATCTGCCGAGCGAGAACTGTGCTTCTTGCTCTAAACGATTCACTGGGACATTCAGAGAGCGATACAGTCGCTTCTGGAAATAGATGATGTCATCTATCTGTCCCAGATTCTCGCCGCCTGGCAGTGTTGTGATCTCTGTTCCACGTCCGTTCTCTCGGCGTGGCAGCCAGAAGTCTTCAAGCATTGACATGTGCTTGCGATCATCTTTGATCTGACCAGTGTTTGCATCGTACACTAATTTGTTTCGATACTTCGACATGATGTCAGACATATACTGCTCGGCTTTACCACGAGGCAGAGAGCCTACATCAATGTAAAAGATTCGACGTTCGGGTGCACGTGCGAGACGATAGATGACCAACGAGTCTTCCATCATGCGCAACTGGTTAATAGGCTTCAGTGCCTTATGAAGATGCGAAACAACTTTCTTTTTTGTCTCATCCAACAGACCACTAGTGACATAACTGATCGAGTCATTAGACAGTTTTACACCAGTTTGCGTGTTGCCTGGCTTGTCTTCGTAGATGTAGTATTCATCAACTTTGTCTACGACCTTAACGCCAGTTGCTGGATCTTTCTTGTACTTGACTTCACGCACTTTTCGAATGCGAGTTGAGTCGATGTTTCGAATCTCTTGAATGCCTGCTTTTGGCTGTGCGTCATTGACAAGAAGGTGATGATAAATGCGACCGTCTACGTACCAAGACCTAAAGATTTCGTGACCGATCTCATTGAATCGGAGCATACCGATAATGTTTTCAAACTCTTCACGAATCTGCTCTTTGATCTTTTCACCAGCTTCAATGTCATCAAGTGAAATTTCTACAGAAGATGATAGTTCAGAAGCAGAAATGCCTTCGTTGACGATTTCGTCAATTGCCATATCTACTTCAGGATGCATGGCTACACCACGATAGCGCAAAACGAGATGATGGTTGTCTTTCGACTCATCTCCATCCATATTAATGTACTGACCAAAATGACCCGCCGTCGCAGTTACATAACCCGCGCCGTCAGCGTCAGTTGGAGGGACAATAGACTGTAACTTCTCTTTGTCCTTTTCGTCTTTTTTGGCTCGCTTAATTTCGAAGCCAAAAATTTTCAATGTGTTTACGTTATCTGCCATACGTATTCCTAAAAAATTATATAAGGGAGCCCGAAGACTCCCTTATATTTAGTACACCATTAAGATGTCGTATTGCTTTCCCAATACTGATACGAGAACGTGATATCAAACGTTTCG